TTGCCTATCAGCATACGAAGGCGATTGATGCCACGCTTTTGTATTTCGCACATGCGCGTGCGTGATAAACCCATGCGCTTCTCTAGATCATTCCATGGCACTGGATTGCGACTGTTGCGCGCATAGATGATTTCACGCGTGCGATCATCTAAATGCTCATCGCAGTAATCACGCACAGTTTCAAGTTGCCAATCGTATTCAACATCGTATTGCCTTTGATCGGCGATGATGTCCAAGATGTTAGACGATTCATCTTGCGCAGGCTTGTCAAGGCTTGTGACCCGATAAGCCTGTTGCAATGTGTCAGATATCACCTTGGGAGTCACATCAAGCACTGCTGCAAGCTCCACTATGGTCGCTGTACGTCCGTGCTCTTGCGCAAATGCCTGTGCTGTTTTGTTTAGCTTGATCAGCATTTCATGCACGCCAAGCGGCAGTCTGATGATTGGATCGTATTGAATCAATGCGCGGCCAATGGATTGACGAATCCACCAGTAGGCATAGGTGCTGAACTTGTAGCCGCGACTGTAGTCAAACAGCTCAACAGCACGCGCAAGACCGATGTTGCCTTCTTGGATCAAGTCCAGCATGTCAAGCGTTTGCGTGTTGCGCTTGCTGTACTTGCGTGCAACATGTACCACCAGTTGGAGGTTGGATTGCATGAACTTTTGCCGTGCGCGTTCGCCGCTACGTAGCTCACGGCGTTCTTGTGTTGTTAAAGGTCTTTCAAGATCCTTTAATTCTCTCCACTTTGCGACGCGGCGGCCAAGTTGTATCTCTTGTTGCGGTGTTAAAAGTGGATACCGCGCGATACTGTTCAGGTAGTCGCCAATAGCGTCAGGCATGGAAAATCCGTTAGTGCATACAATGGAAGCACAATTCCACGGTGCTGCCAATGCTGCGCAGCTACGTGCGTTACATGCTGCAGCAGATTGGGGCGGATTGCTGGAATATGCACTGTTGATAGCCGAGCAAGAGGCAAGCCAGCGGTCTCAAATCCACTGGCTTGCGCAGGAGGCGTCGGCAGCGTTGCGGACTGGCCTAGAGCAGTGGCACCTAGATGCCGCTGAGGAACTGCTTCGAGGGCGTCGTCGTGAGATCTGAGTTGTAATGGCCAACTTCGGCGTAGCTAGCCACTGGCTGCTGGCTCATACGGAAGAACACCATCTGACCAATCTTTAACCCAGGCCACAGCGGCAGAGGCAGAAGCTGGCGGCTGTTTTTCAACTCCAAGGTCAGCACACTGCCATGCCAACCAGGATCTGCGTAACCGGCGTGCAGGTTTTCGTAGCCTTCGCGTGCGCGGCTGGACTTGAGAAAGAACAAACCGGCAATGTTCTCCGGCATGTTGAACACCTCAATCGTCTGCGCAAGGATGAACTGCCCAGGCTTCAGCTCGTAGGGATTCTCCGCCGTGCGTCCTGCAATGCTGAGCGGCCGCATGTTGAGGTTTTCGGCAGACTCGATCATGATCGTGTCGCCTAGCCGTAGATCAAGGCTGGCGGGATTGATCAATGCCTCGTCGTAGTTTGGCACCATGCCGTCGGTGCATAGCGCTTTGATTTCGTAGTCGCAGAGGATGGTCATTGGTTGGGTGGTTAGTTGATCGGACTACTGGGCAGGGAAACAGTCAGCAACCGTAATGTCTCGATCCATTTGCTCCGCATGGTAAACGCAAGCGTGACAGGGCCAACGCAAAACATTTGATCGCACCTCCTCGACTTCAACTGTTGGCCGTTCGTCCTGGGCGATAGATAAACCAATGTCTTCGGCGTCGTAATCATCATCAGCTACGACGTAGCCGCGATACTGAAGCGTGACCATAAAGACTTTCTTGTTGTTGTTCATGGGAGGGTAGTGATGTTGACTAATCGGGCAGGGATTCAAGAGCGCGGCGGATGGCGGGTGCGTCAAAACCAAGACCGTGAGCATTGGCATCTCCTCTCAACAGTTCCAGCTCGGCAATCGCCAGCTCCTTCAAGCTCGGCGGCTTGGGGCGGCGAAGACGGCGGAGAACGCTGCCAGCGCCCGTCCATCCGGTTTCGTCTGCCCACTCACAGCACGCCTCCAGCTCCTGGTCAGCACCCCAGCGGGCTGCTTGGGTAGCGACGTAAAGATCACGCTGATCATCACATTCGGTTTGTTGGTAAATAGTGTCAGCCCATTCAACAACCAGCTCAGGCGGTGGGGTGATCTCCAAACTCCTAACTTGGCGATCATTAGGAGTTGGCTGGAAGTCCACAGCCCATTTAATGCAAAGAGTGGCAAAAGTTTTGAGGTAGCCAGCTCCGTTCCGCTTTTTTGCTTCATCTTGCGCCTGCGCCGAGAATTTCTTAAGCAGGTGCGGTGGCGGCGGGGTGATCGGGTGTTCTTGAGTCATTCCAGCCAGCTCCACGCAATGCGTTGGCAGATGCGCCATGCGTGTTTCTTGTCGATTCCGTAGCGTTCTGCTAGTTGGCTGTAGCTGCTGCCGGCAACACGCAACTGGCGCAGTTCGCGCACGTGGTCTTCTGTAAGAAACGCGGCGTAGTTTGCCTCGCCGCGCTTAAACGGATCACTCATCTACATGCAGCAGCAACCTGCGCATGTACCAGTCGGCTTTGCCGTAATCCTGATCGGCATTGCCCTTGTGCTCAGCGCGCCATAGATATTTGATGACGTTGCCTTTGCAGTAAGCACGAAAGCCGTCATCACCAAGTGCTGCCTTAATGGCTTGGATGCACTCAATATCGCTGTGCTTGTAATGCGGCGGATGATTGACAAGATCACTCATCACCTAAAGCCTCTGCCATATCGCGCTTGATCAGGTCAGCAATGCGCTGTTGATATAGGCCGGTGTAGGTGCTGCAGGTGCGGCCGCTTTGCTGATACAGCCACTGCAGGTAGTCATCACGGCGCTGCTCAGTTTTCGGATTGATCATCTTGCATTAGCTCCAGAAGTTCAAGAATATGCGCGGCAAATGCCACGTGGGTCATTACTGCATGGGTGCCGGGAGGGCGCCCGTAGGACGCCTCCCACCACTCCTTGAATGCAATATCAAGTGTGGTTTGATTCATCAGAACACAGGTTCTTCGCTGGTGGTTGCTGCGCCGCGTGGCATAAATTCAAAGCGTTGGATGCTGAGCACATGCTTGCTGCGCTTGGCACCGGTTTCTTTGTCATTCCATTCTTGACGGCGCACGGCGCCAGTTACAAGGATGCTGTCACCTTTTTTGAGCTTATCGACGATCAGCTCAGCGGACTTACCCCAGATCTCGCAGTCAATAGCGTTATTGATCCAGTTGCCGTCTTTGTCTTTACCTTCCTGGATACCACCAACGAAGTTTGCAACCATGGTGCCAGATTCAAAGGCACGCAGTTGCGGATCAGTGATGATGCGAACAATACCGGTTGCGTAGAGGCTCATTTCAGTTCAGTGGGGTGATGCCATTGGCTTCTTCAAAAGCCAAGACTTGTGCAAGGGGATAGCGAACGCGTGGTGTACCTGCTGGCAGACCAATGCGCGGTGCAGTGACGTAAGCAGGGCCAATGCCGCGTGCACGTTGGTTTTTAATGGCTGCTGGTTTCATGCCCCAACGTGCTGCCAATTCATCAGTGGTTAGGAATGGTTCAGTCATCAGCGAAGGGATCCTCAGTGGCAGGTGCTAGCTGAGCCTCTCTGGCTAGTGCTAGCTCCATGAGCTGTTGATTCTGCTCATCGCTGAGATCAGGCTTGCGCTTATCCATGCGCGATACCACCTCTTGCAGCTTGTCGAGCGTGTCGGCCTTGGCAATTGCAGCCTTGCCGGCTTGGAACAGCTTGGCATCGCCTGCGGGCAGCGCAGGTGCAGGTGCAGCGGTAACAGTCACCGGCTCCACCTCGGCCTGTTGCATTTCATCAGTGCTGTAGACGCCTGAGAGATCTGCAGGAAAAGCCTTTCGCAACGCAAGGGCCTCGCTGCACTTGGCGATCATCGCGGCACCCATCTTGGACCACAAGCCCTGGCCGGCGTTGTAGTCAGCAAAGCGTGCGACGCCAACAAATGGATGCTGGCTGCCCTTGCGATGGATGATGGTCTTGGCCGCGGCAGGTGGCTTGCTGCCAAGCCATACATCAGCCCATACGCCGTCTTCACCACACCAATAGGTTTCGCTGCCGTCCAGTTGACCGGTGCGCTCGGCAATGGCACGCAAGCCGTCGATGCCGGCTTGGATGGTCATCTTGCCGCCACGCTTGATGGCGTAGATCTGCTTGCTGAATGGATCCAGCCCAGTGCGCTGGCAGGCGTAGGCAAACAGGCGCAACTCGTCATTGCTGCAGCCAGGCGCAATGGTGGTTGAGATCAGCTGCGTTTGCTCTGGTGTCCAGAGGG